GCGAGCTCCGATCCTTGCCCCTTTTCGTTTTCATATTCATGTTCTTCCAGAAGAAGACCCAGGCTAAGATGACGCATCTGAGTACTTGAAGCACTCCCAGAGGTGCTTCGTCTCTTTGCGTTGAGAAAGCGCTGAGAACTCGTCGATTGTGTACTCATCACCCATGGACCTGTTGCACTTGCCGCAGATCGGCCGAAGGTTGTCGAGCTCGGTCGGGCCACCTTTGCTTTCGGGCAAATTGTGGCCCACCTCAAACTGGAAAGGCGTCATGACGTTTTCACACCACGTCACGAGGCACTTGTGTTTAAAGAGCTTGTCGCCACACCTGCTCACGGAGAGCGCCGGGGATTTTGGCCTTCATATAAAAAAAAGTAGTTGCGCTTTTTTAACTGGAGCTAGACGGTTAAAAAAAGCGTTTCCGACGAGATTTGAACTCGTGTTGACCGGTTAACAGCCGGTTCTCCTGGACCAACTAGAGGACAGAAACACGGGAAGGGGGGTGGCACCCCCTCGAGTCTGACTTGAGTGATTTGAACACTCGACCAGCGGAGCTACAATCCGACGCGCTACCACTGCGCCAAAGTCAGAGACTGAACAGTTTAGGGACGTGAACAGGTCCAAGCCTTTGCTGAGTCTTGATCTCAGGACCTCTCGCTTACTAAACGAGTGCTCTACCAAATGAGATACAGAGGCGGTGTAGATTCCAGGGAGGATCGAACTCCCGTTTTGAGAGTCAGAGTCTCATGTACTAACCATTATACTATGGAACCCAGGGAACCTTCGGTTCCCGCCGGGGCGCAGCCCCTGACCTTGGCGGGGGTCGAACCCGCGACTTCGGGCTGTCCTCTAAACATAAGACCCGCACTCTAACCAACTGAGTTACAAGGTCGACTTAGAAGGCCCGCACTCTATCCAACTGAGTTACAAGGCCTTGTTACTAAGACATGGTGAATATTCTTTTCGTCCCAATTAAACGCGTTCGGCATCCTGGGCAGGTCGCCTTGTTCGGAGTCCGGACCCAACACGGCTCGCAAATCACGTGACCACATGGTTCAATGAACAAGTCAACAAGGCGGTCCATACAAACAAAGCAAGTAAATCGCGCGTACCTTTCAGCGTCCGTGTCCTGGAGCGCCTTCTTCATCGCTTGGCTCCGGCCTGTGAGTTCACTGCATTCTCTCGCGAGTCCCTGTAGGTTTTGCGAGTTCTCGTGGTCTTCTATCATAGTATCAACCCGTTCCTTTAAGTCCTGTGATGTGATGTTCTCTGTAATCATTTTGATAACATTGATTTCTTCTCTCTTCTCATTCAGGGCGGCGAGGCGGATGGAGAGGTCCACCCGCGTCTTGGCGTATTCATTTTTGAAATTGGTCAAGGTCTTTTCCAGTTCCTTCCAATTTTCATCCAAAATACATGGGATCGCCTCTACTGGCTCGACAGGAGGTACCATCACAGATTCAAACAGATTCCGGGCATCCAGGTACGCAAAGTTCATCACTAATTTTAGCCTAAAATATAACCGTGGCTAGTGGACGCACTGAATAAAAATGTGCTCAATTACTAAATGGCCAACGCTGTTCTACTTGCTACCCTCGGACTCGCCCTGATTCTGTTCAGCGTTCAGGAGTTCCTTGACCCGGTGAAGCGCAAGATGGCCTCGTGGGTGATGCGCGCCCTTATCATGGGTTTCATGGGTCTGTACCTGATTTATCTGTATCAGGAGATGGGCGGGATAAACAGCACGGGAGGAGGAGGCGGCTACCCAGGCGCGATGCCCATGTAAAACATCCAGTCGGCTCTTTGATCCTCGATTTCAGAAACAAATTGAAGACCGACCGGAACATGCCATTCTTCAGAAGTACCGCAAGCTCATGAGAACACTTCTCAGAAATCCAGGTTCCCCTATTCTCCTCTAAAATTCGAGACAGGGTGTCGCGATCCTCATCGACAAGACTCAGGGTGCTCATGTATTCGACGAGGTCCAGAGCTGTTTCAAATTCACGACCCTTAAATAGGCGGGCCTGTTGATAGAGTTGGGCAAGACGCGCCGTGTCCAGGACGACATCTATGGTGGCGCCAGGCATGAGCTTTCGGATTTCAGCCATGAGTGCCGCCCCTTTGAGATCGGTTTCCTGCACGAGCTCCTCCATTATTTTTTAGTAAGTAATAATAAATGATGGACTTTAACACAATCTTTGTGTTTATCTTCATCGCTTTGATGGGCGGTCTGGGTGTGGCCAATTTCGTCGAGGCGCGCAATACGCCCCAGATGCCAGGTCAGCCGTTCTTCGGTCTCCTGTTCCTGGTCGCCACCGCGAGCCTGATCCTATATAAAATGAAGAGTGTTTAGCGAGCTCACAACCATTCGCGAGGCCACCCACGCGGTTGGCCGTAATAATCCAGGGTGGGTGGCGACCCCACCAATACAAAATTACCATGGCCATTTTTTTTATAGTCGATACGCAGATGAACGGGCGCCCATGAGCCGTCGGCCCGCTGGATCACTTTACAGTACAGGGGGGGCTGGCCTGGAGGCGGGTCGCGTCCCGGATATTTTCTTTTATAACCCAAATCGTTTCTAGTTCCATTTACATTACCATTTGCTGGTGTGAAATTATTTCTCCCTCTGTTATTCGTCCGGCGCCGTTTTGCCGGCGGTTGCTCGCGCCACCGATTAGGCGTGCGCGGGGACCGGTCCATTAGAATTATGAAACATTTAGTTTCGACTCCAAGAGTGTGGATACACTCTTGGGGCCGAAGCCCGCCCCGAAGGGCTGTTTGATTTCGCATTTTGCTTGAAAATTCCGTCTAGTTCGAGAAGGCCAGGCCACCCATGCCAGACTGGATGCGCAGGATGTTGTAGTTCACCGCGAACATCTTCTGGAGCAGGTTGGTCGTGCTGTTCTTGAGGTTGAAGAACACCTGGGCGTTATCAATACGCGAGAAGTTGCAGGTGCCCGTCGGCTGGTGCTCCTCCGGCTGCAGCGCGAAGGAGTACACGTAGATGCCCGGGTAGGGCGTGCCAGAGTGGTACACATACGGCTGGTACTGGTTGAAGTACTTGCCGATCTGCTCCTTGAAGCGATCCTGACCGTTCAGGATCAGCTTGAAGTCGCGCATCGGGCCCACCTCGATGGAGCCACCCGTCACACCCGTCGCCGAGCCAATGTTCAGACCCTCCTCGATCCAGCCGCAGGACGTGGCGGTGTTGGACGTCGTGACGGCGCCGGTGCCGCTCAGCACAACGTTAGAGGTGATCACCGGCGCGCCCATGTGGTGGGGCATCAGCACGCCCTGGGACAGAATCACGGAGGTGTTGGAGGTCACCTGCACGTTAGCGCAGCCAGTGGAGAAGTTCCACATGCCGTTCAGGTTGGAGGTGTTCGTCTGGCTGCCGTTCTGGTAGCACCAGATCAGCTCCTTCACCGGGTGGTTGAAGGACAGACGGACGGTGTTCTGGGCGCCCGACAGGGAGTCGCCACCGGTGTGCTGCACCTGCTCGATCAGGTACTCGTGGCCCTTCTGGGCGAAGCGGCGGCGCTCCTCAGTGTCCAGGTAGACGTAGTTGGCCCAGACCTCGAACGTCGGGCTGGAAGTGCCGAAGTAGCTGGAGAAGGTGCTGGTCAGGTCAAAGTCCAGGCGGACCTCGTGGTACTGCAGGGCAATCAGGGGCAGATACAGACCCGGGTTGCGGTTGAAGAAGAACAGAAGAGGCAGGTACACGTACGTCTTGTTCGTGGACAGATCCGCCGACGGGGAGGAGCCGGTCGTCATCTTGCCGTAGTTGATCTTGTCCGACTCGGACAGGAACACCTCAGCGTACAGGCGGAACCACGCCTGGTAGTGCTTGTCGATGCGCTGGCCGCCGATCGTCAGCTCCACAGCGGCGATCGCGCGCTCAGCCACCCAGCACTGGTCGAAGGCCGTGTTGGTCGACGTCAGCGTGTTGGCGGCGTTAGGGATCAGACCCACATACATGTTGCCGACCAGGTCGCCGTTGCGGGCGATCGTCACGGACACACGGCCGCTGTTGGAGGGGGTGCCGTTCACCGTCTGCTGGATGTTCTCCATCGCAAAGTTGGTGTGGCGCTTGTACACCGCCTGGAAGAAGGTCACCTTGGGCTGACCGGTAAGGTAAACATCCTGAGCGCCATAAGCAACCAGCTGCATCAATCCGCCGGCCATTTGTAATATACCCCAAGAAAAAAATTTAGACTAGACAAAATTCGCATTTAGTTCGAGAAGACCAGACCACCCATACCCGACGCCACCTTGAGGACGTTGTAATTGACCGCGAACATCTTCTGGGAAAGGTTGGGGCCCATGCCCGACTTGAGGCTGACGGCCACCTGGGCCATGTCGATCCGGCTAAAGTTGCACGCGCCACTGGGCTGGAGTTCCTCAGGCTTGAGGGCGAAAGAGTATGTGTAAATACCGACGTACGGCGCCCCCGAGTGGTACTGGTACGGCTGATACTGGTTAAAGTATTTACCGGGCTGCTCGATGAAGCGATCAGTGCCGTTCAGCATCAGCTTGAACTTGTGCAGAGGACCAACCTCGTAGCCAAAGACCGTGTTGGCCGTGCCGTAGTTGGGCAGGCCCGACTCGATCCAGAACACGTTGCCCGTCTGGACGTTGGACTGGACCGTGATCGTGTTGCCCGTGCCCACGTTGCTGGTACCGGAGACGTAAAGATTACCGGACAGAAGCGCCGGCGCAAACAGACGGGGCGCGCCCACCTGATTCGGCAGGAGGTTCATGCCGTTCTGGGGAAGGAGCTGGGGGTCGACCGTCACGTTCACATTGGCCGTGCTGGAGCTGAAGTTCCACATGGAGTTCAGGTTCGTGCTGGCGTTCAGCTGATTGTTCTGGTAGCACCAGATCAGCTCCTTGACTGGGTGGTTGAACTGTAGACGGATTATGCTCGGGGCGTTCTCCGAGCTCACGCCAACGGCGTCCGGGTTCACGTACTGGACCTGCTCGATCAGGTACTCGTGGGTGTTCTTTGCGAAACGCTCACGCTCGTTGGTGTCCAGATACATGTAGTTGGCCCAGAGCTCGATGCCGTTCGTGCCGAAATAGCTCGAGTAGTACTGGCTCATGATAAAGTCCAGACGGACTTCGTGGTACTGGAGGGCAATTATTGGC